ATTGACGAGTCTATTCGTGACTTGCCAATTGATCATCCTCTAAATCCTAGCAAAGTAAAAGACTGGCTAAAATATCAAAAAGATATTCTTAAGTCTATGAGAGGTTTCAAAGACAGTAAGGATAAAAATGAGCGACAAGCTTATTTTGATACTGAAGCTTATATCTTTAACTTACAAAGATACTTAGGTGACGGTGTGTATCGAGATTTTCGTTACGGCGAAGAAAAACAGAACCGTATTCGTTATCGTAGTGTAGCAATGGCATACCATTCAGATGGTACACCTAAAAGAACAGTTGGTGTATTCTATCCAGACATCGGAGAAGAATATACTCAGGAAATGGAAAATGAGGATTATGCAGCAAGAAAAAACCTTTCTAACCAAAAGCGACTTCGCAAAGGAAATAGAAACTACCGTCCAAAGTCATAAGTCATCCTATATGGATGCAGTCATCCACCTCTGCGAAAAGCATGAGGTGGAACTCGAGGAAGTGAAGAGATTCATTTCACCAATTATAAAAAATAAAATTGAAGCCGAGGCAATGAGATTAAACTTTTTACCTCGACAAAACAGTTTACCTATTGAGTAAACTAGTATATAATAATCATATCATGAATAATGTGGATAATTCAGCAAATATAAAAACATATGGAGAATATAAATGTCTTTTGCAAATTTAAAACGTACACGTACCGACTTTTCGAAACTAGTCGCAGCAGCACAATCTGCAGGTGGAGAACAACAGAAAAAGAAATACGGCGATGATCGTATTTGGAAACCAACAGTGGATAAAGCCGGCAATGGTTATGCTATCCTAAGGTTCCTTCCAGCAACTGAAGGTAATGAGTTACCTTGGGTTCGGTATTGGGATCATGGTTTCAAAGGACCAACAGGTCAGTGGTACATTGAAAGATCACTTACATCTATTGGTCAACAAGATCCAGTATCTGAAATGAATACACGCCTTTGGAACTCAGGTGTCGAGTCTGATAAAGAAACAGTAAGACAACGTAAGCGTCGTCTACATTATGTAGCTAATATCTTAGTTGTATCTGATCCTTCTGCTCCTGAAAATGAAGGTAAAGTAATGATGTATCAGTTCGGTAAAAAGATCTTTGACAAAATCATGGACCAACTACAGCCTGAGTTTCCAGATGAAAAGCCAGTGGATCCATTTAACATGTGGGAAGGTGCAGACTTTGTACTAAAGATTCGCCAGGTTGAAGGTTATCGTAATTATGATAAATCAGAGTTCCGTGGTCCTAGCCCTCTATATGACGGTGATGAAGAAAAGCTTGAAACAGTATACAACAAAGCATATGATCTATCCGAGTTCTCTGATCCTAAGAACTATAAGTCTTATGATGAACTCAAAGTTAAGTTAGCTCAAGTGTTAGGTGAACAAGCACCTCGTACTGTAAAAGAAGAAATCGTATTGGATGATGAGATCCCTGAGTTTCCAAAGAAGGCAGAAGCTCCAGCAGCTATGCCTACAGCTGAGGCTGTAATGGAAACAGCATCTTCTACTGATGAAGAAGATACCATGAGCTACTTTGCTCGATTAGCTAACGAAGACTAATTACCACTAAAAAATCTAGACACTGGATCCATGACATCCATTGTTTCTGTGGCGGGGAGAACCAATCCGGTTCCTCCGCCATTTCCACCTCTACCAGCTTCATTCGCAATATTGTTGTATACATTAACAACTTGCGCTTGTCTTGCTCTTACACCAGCAGCAACTTCAGAAGCAGTAAGTCCACCGCCAACTTGTGCAGATTCTATGTTTGCTATTTCTGCTTGGAGTGCAGCAATCTTAGCTCTTGCTCTATTTCTGCCACCTTCCTCAAGACCATAGAAAATATTCTCACCAGCTTCAGAACGAGCAATCTCTTCTTGTCTCTCAGCTATTTCTATTTGTCTATCTTGAATACGCATCTGGTCAGTTTTAAATCTATCCGGAACCATGAAGCTTGGAAGCGCTGCTATAATAGCAGTTTTTATATCTTCAAAAGATGGAAGAGCAGCAAACGCATTTCTAAACATTCCAACTACACCATCAATACCTTCTTGGATTAATGCACCAAATGAGAATGTTGGAGCATCTTCTTCTCTAAATCCAAGTGTCTTGGTAATCCAATCAATTGCCATTCGAGCTGGAAGAAATAAGAGATCGATTAGTCCACCTTCACCTACTAACGCTGTCCATAAATCACCTAGCGCTGCAGTTGGATCAGTAAATAGTGTTTTAACCCAAGCTATTGCCTTTGCTGGAAAATCAAAGATGCCATTTAATAAGTCGGTAATCTTTTCTTCAAAGCTAAAGTTTTGAATTGCCTCAGCTGTTTCATCAAACCCAAACTTACCAAGAACCCAACCTAATAATCCTTTTAAAAGATCCAAAGGAGCACCAATAAAATCACCAACAGTCGCAGCAATACCAGCAGTGATTTTATCGTAGATTGATCCATTTTCGCTCCTCCATGCTTCTACACCGTCAAACAATGACATTATAATACCTATAGGAAAAAGAACTTTACCAAGAACTTTTACTAATCCACTTGCTGCGCCACCAATCTTAGTGATACCTAAGACACCATCAAGAAATCCAAAAAGTTTTGCACCGGGTCCAGATATAAAAGCCTCAACTCCATTGTATATCCCGCGGAATGGTGTCATAATCTTACCAAACGCTGCAGTTACTCTTGATATAGCTGAAGGTGTGCCATCGGCTGCTTTTAAAGCATCATCAGCTAATCCACCAGCTGGACCTAGACCAAAGAAACCAAATGCTCTAGTCTTTAAAGCTTCCATTGATTCCTGTATCATTTGCGCAGTGGTCTTTGCTTCTTTACCAATAAATTGACCTTTTGCACCTCTTGCCATTTTACCAGTCTCTGGATCAATGCCAAATCGAGTTAATGTTCCACGAGTTAAATCATCAACAAAACTAGTAAAACTTGTTGTAAGTTTATTAGCAATATTTGTAATTGGAGTAAACGTTGTTTTAAGTACATCACCTATCGTATCAATATTTTTAAGAACTTTTACTTCCCAACCTCTAAGGCCGGCAAATGCTGCTGCAACGCCTGCGGCTGCCACCAGCAAAGGTTTTAGTAATATCATAGGATTCATTAAAAATCCTAGATCAAATTTCTCTCCTACTTTTTGGCCAGCCTCAAAGTTTTGCATTGCAGCAGAGCCAGGCAGTACTTCACCTTTATCTTCTAGCGCCTGAAGCTTATCAGCCGAAGATGGTCCTGCTTTAAGAGATTTCGTTAGATCTAGTGTTATTTTATTCTGTATCTTTAACTGATCTACGACTGCGTCTAATGAAGCCATTTTTCTTTATCCTTAGCGAAATTGTTGCTGTTGAGCAGCTTGTCTTTCTTGTTCTAGTTCTTGTGTTAATAATGTAAGGTACACCTCCCTCTCCCAAGGCATCATATTTTCAAGTTCCGTTAGTGATAATTTAAATGAATACATCAATCTAAAATTCACTTGATAGTAATTCACTAACGAATCATGCGAGAGGTTTAAGCGAAAAAATCATTCATTCCTTGTAACATAAAACTGTTTTCGGTTTCGCACTTTTCACAAACAAATTTAACTTCATGTTTTAACTGTGGCATACTTTGTACAAAATTCATAATCTTTTCAAACTGTTCAGCGTTTAAATTATCAATAAAGTCATTCACCGTTTGTTTGCTTTCATCTGCAAACTTGATATTGTCTTCTTCACTCATTAATGAATCCATGCAACTAGCAATCATATTCATAATTGTATTAGTTGGTGAGTCACTGTTAATCATAGCATCATTATTTAATACCGAAACGTAATTCGGATATTTCATCTTTAAAGTCCAAGTATCATTTAACTTAATCATCATATTCTTTTTATCTGGAATGTCTACTTTTATTTTTTCCAGATCAACTGTTACTTCATTTTGGTGTTCACACTCTTTGCATTTCAAACCAACATGTGATTTCTCTCCAACTGATTTTGCTCTCATTTGTGTAAATGCGTATTCAACATCAAACGTAGTCAATTTACTTACATCAATATCAGGTGCACATGCTTTTATTGTATCGGTAATCGCTGAAAGTATCTTCCTTTCATCTTGTGTTTCAAGTGCAATCAATAATATTTTTTGTTCTTTTGTTAAGAACGGTCTAAATGAAACATCTTTTCCAGTAGATGGAATCGTCATTTCATAATTTGGCGTTTCATTAATCTTAGGTAGTGCCATAAATATATCATCCTTTAGTTAAAAATTCGTGTCAGTACTGTCCCTACTGCAGTTTGTACAAAGTTTTCAAGTGGGTTTTGATCAGTAAAGTTTGAAGTCCATCTTGTGTATGCTAATTGAATTCTAAGTTCTACTAATCCATCTAATTCGTTGTTAAGTGGTATTGCCTCCATAGTTACAGGAAAAGCTTTTTCAAGTTGACATGAATAAATTTTATTTTCACCAAGTAAAAAGTTTAGATTAAACTCACCCTGAGCAAAATCAAACGGACCTATTCGAGGTAATCGTTGCTGTATAATTTCTGGTAATCTAGGTATTCCTAGAGGCGTTGAGTAAACCGGTAAGCCCACTCCCTTTTTAAGTTGGTGTATTCTAACAGTACGAACGTAATCATTTTTATATCCAACTTGATATGTGCCTGGATTATATGCAGCCTGTTGCCACTTTTCAAAGTATTCTTTTATTCCGTAATCATTCAATAAAAGAAAAGATAAGTTTACGTCATCGCTAACCGCGCCATAACCAACTTTTTCTAACTTTGTTCCGATTACTTTATCATATGTAGCTACCTGTCTTCCTGGTAAGTTCACATCTCTACATAGTAAGTTAACTGCTCGAGTCGTAGCTCCTGGAAAAGCTGGAAGTTCAATCGCAAAAAGATTGGATCTTGCTGGTCCATTCTTTGCAGATATTTCACCTTTGAATTGTTCTA